TAAGTTTTAAATTGGTTCTGGGTTACTACCTAAGGGATTTTCATTCCATTCATCCCAATTATTATAGATAAATTGTATTATTTCCTCATTAGTATAATAAGGAAAATCAGGATTTTCTGGGAGATTTATGTAGGTTATTATAGCCCATTCTCCACTAATAGAGAATCGAGTATCTTCTATACCCGCTTGATATAAATCATTATAATCTATATTTAATAAATAAGGAGAGGCTATTATTCTATAATATCTATTTTCCATATTTTGCTTTACTTGCACTATAATTAGTTAATATTTCAGCTGCTGTTAATTCTCTATTATATCTTCTAACTTCACCAACAAACATTCTTTGTAACTCAGTACTACCATTCCAGCTACCCATTAAATATCCTGCTGAAATATCTGTAGGGGCATAGTTACCAGTTGTATCTATACCTACTTGAACACCATCCTTATAAACTCTATATCTATCATTACTAGCATCTATATTAGCTATAGTTATAGCATAATGATGCCAGGTATTTGTAGCAAAAGTTCCACCTATATTAGCAGCATTTACAAGGTTAGGTGCGTAACCCCAATGGGTTCCTCCAGCATCTGACATTCTTGTTCTTGAACCTTGGTTATAAATAGCACTATATAAAGCACCATCAGGTAAATAACTACCACTACTTCTAAACCAGAATTCATTAGTAAAATTAAGCATAGTACTAACTTTCATTGGGTCACTATTAGAAGCTGTAAGTTGACCTGTTATATCATTGTAAGATGACAAATAATCACCCCCAGCACCATCAACATAAAAAACAGTTTGGTTTACACTACCACTATTAAATGTTGTAAAGGTAGCACCACTAAATAGATAGAAGCTACGAGTAACAATTGGGTTGCTTGCTGTATACAAGTAAGTTAAATCCAATGACCTACTGTAAGTTAAACCACCTATAACCCCAGTAGTTCTACTACCACTATTTGTTGGGTCCCAATAAGCTACTAAACCACCTGTAACAAAAGATGCTGTAGCTGGTGGTGGTGCAGGTGCAGATGAAGATACAACACCATTATATGTGCTTACTAATGTATAGGATATCCCATTCAAAAGAGATATATTACCTGCTGTTATACCATTTATTGTAGCTATGGGCATTATGTTCTTGTTATATAAGAGAAATCAGGGTTAAAGTATATTGTGTTGTCTGTTGGGCTAATAACATAACCTATTATTCTAACTACGTGACCAGTTGTTGATGGTGCTGTACCTGTTACACTACCTGATACTGTGTTACTTAAATATACTACTTGGCCTGCTGCTAATCCAGATAGTGAACCACTTACTCTAACAGCACCTCTTAACATTATTTCATCTTGAGAAGCAGCATTAGTAGCTACACCTAATGGTCCAATACTGCTACCTGTAGCACTTGCTAAAGCATCTCTCCAACCAAATCCTCCTGAACCACTAGCATAATAAACTATTCTTCCTGCTGTAGGTGCTGTTGTAAAGTTACCCCAATCATAAGCTAAATCAGCACCTTTACCAGGTTGACCTACTGTTGTACTTGATGTTCTTATTCTATTTTCATTAAACTGAATATCACCTATTATATCTAATAAAGAACCATCAAATGTTAGGTTGGCTTCACCATTAATACTACCCGCACCTGTAGCTGTTAATACTCTATTATCTGTATTGTTAGTTATAGCTGGTGTTAGGTTTGAAGCAGTTAAAGCATTAGTAGCCCAAGATGCAGTACCAAATAATGAACCAGTAAATGATGTTGCACTTAAGCTACCAGTTAAACCATATGAACCAGTTAGTTGATAACCATTTTTCCAAACGCTACCTGATTTAACTAATAATGCACCAAACGTAGAATTTGTTGAAGTATCAACTACATCGTGTAACTCACCGATTTCGTAACCGTTATCAACATCTACATGGATTATACCGGATACTGCAGATGTTATAACTTTACCTAATCTAACACTATGTAAGGGGGCTACAGGTGCTGTTGTTGAAAGTTGACCGCTTGAGGATAGATATAAAACTGCACCCGCGGTATAAGCTGTTGTGTTTATATCTCTTATTAGACCATTAGATATAACATAACCATTGTTAGAGGTGCTAATATCAGCTGCTACTAAACCTACAGTACCTGCTGATGTTGGGTCTATTTCAAAACTTGAAGTATAAATAAGAGGTCTGTTACCTGAGGAACCGCTTAAATAAACTACTCTACCTCTTGATATAGTAGTACCAGTTTGGTTTCTTACTCTAATAACATTTTGATGGCCTACTTCAATTTGGAAACCATTTAATTCAGTATCAATTGCTAATGTTTTAGTATCATCTACCCAATTAACTCTACCTGTAGAAAAAGCAGGTGCAGCATTAATATCAAAATCAATAAATTGGGTACTTATACCTCCTGATACTGCTGTAGAACCTGTAACTATTAAGCTACCTGATATTATAGCAGAACCAGTATATGGGAATGTAGTACCTCCTCCTCCTCCACCTGTTGAGTTAATTGTAACAGCACCTGTTCCTCCAGCTGGGGATATTGTAACATTAGTACCTGCTATTATTTGAGTAACACCTCCATTTAAAGCATAAGATGCTGTAGTTGCAAAGGAACTACTTACAGCATTGAGAACATAAGAAGCTGTAACAGCAAAAGAAGCTGAGGTAGATGAGGTAGCTGAGGTAGCAACATTAGCACGGGTAGCGAATGAAGCAGTTGTAGCTAAACTAGCTGTACCTGTTAAATTACCTAAAACACTACCTGTTACAGCACCTGTTAATGGGCCTACAAATCTATTAGCTGAAACATTACTAGTAAAGGTACCACCTGATGCTGATAAATTTGTTTTAGCACCTGCAGCATTATTTAATGTAAAACCATTAGAATTAACTGTTAATACAGCCTGAGGTGTTTTACCAGTTGGGTCTACAAATTCTATTCCACCCTGGAATGTTCTAATATAACCAATAGAAGCTGTAGCAAACCAATAATCTCTAGCTGGGTCACCTCCTATATTATAAGCTAAATCAGCACCTGCATTTATATCTCCAGCTGTATAAATACCTCCATTATGAGTAGTTTCATTAGTGAAAACATTAGTACCATTATAGGTATAATCACCATCTAAGGTCTGGGAATTAACCCAGTTAGTGCTGTAAGTATCTCTAACTAATAAATCACCTAGCTGAGGATTAGTTATAACTACATCACTTAATCCATTTAAATTTCCACCTGATAATGTTGTACCATTTATTACAACACCTCCTGAGATAGCTAAAGAACCAGTATAGGGATTGGTAACTATAGGAATAGCTGAACCGGTACCATTATAGAATGTTTTACCATCTCCAGTTTGAACAACTCTCTGATAGGTATCTTTTATCTTATTTCCTGTTAAATCTGGAAGGGCCATAGCAGTTAATTATTGATGATAATAGATATAATATAATGGGCACTAAAACATTCAACGCATCCCCCCGATACCAGGTTTTATTAGAGAGTTTTACCACCCAGCTTGAATAAAATGGATGCTATGTTAGTTCAAACAACCTGGTACATTTTGCAATACTGAGGGGATTTAATTTACAAGAACCAACAGCTGGTATTGCTGAAGTTTAGAATCTATTTAAAGTGAGTTGTTCCAGTCACTCGGTCCTATGTTCTAATATAAATATAAACAAACTGATAAAGGTTACCAAAGACCAAACTTCTCTGTAACCTCATTTCCTTTTTTCCTTTTTACCCTTCTATCCCTTATTCCTCAGTTAATAAATATTAACATTGATGCTGAAGTTACTTCAGAAATTCTGGAAAAACAAGCTTATTTTAAGAAAGGTGTAAAGTTTGGCCTTATGCAAAAGGATACTTATATTTAGGTATAAGAAAAATAAGAAAAACATAACAAAATGAAAGAACAAGAAATTCAATTCGCTAAAGCTTACAGCATTTTATCTGATGCTGGTTTTGAACTTATTATTGAAGATGGACAATTAACTGTTTATATGCCAGGTTGTGAAATTGGTTTTGATGATGAAGGTTACGTTACAATTATTTCCTAATAATAAAAAAATGAACAAGTTTGAGATTTGTGTATTAACAGAAATGTTGACTAAAGGTGTTAAATATGTTACTGTTGAAGTTATTGATAACATTACAGGTAAATCAGATGTATACTACTGGTCCAGTGAATGGGGTATTTTTGAACCTGAAAATGGTATCTACAATTATGATTTAAATATTGAGAATAGTGTTAAACATGCACTGATTGATTTTGAAATGGATAATTTAGATATTTTCTCTAAGCATAAAATGTCCACACCTGAATAAACCTCTCTCATAAATATGGGACCTATTTTTGTTGGTCTTATATTTATGGGCATGGAAATTAAAAATATAACAGGGATTTTAGAATCTAAGTATGGTTCTAACCCATTTGCACTCCTTAACACCGGTAAAGCACAGGTGAATTGTACTAACAAAATAATTGAGATTATTGAGAACCTAATTTATAAGGTTACTCAATATCCCTCTATTAACATTAATGCTTTTAGTGATGCATTTTACAGTAAATTGCACTGGCATCAATTACAAGTAGAAAATCAATATGAACATAACCATCTAATTGATTTAGATTTACAAGCAGCTATTAACCAATTCAGGCACTTAGAAAAAAGATATTCAGCTGCTGGTATAGGAGATACTATGACCGATGAAATGATTGTATATTATACAATGGATTATCTAATAGAAACAGCTAAAGTAAAAGGTTTGGCCTTAGATGATATAGAACTTAAATTTAATTCTATAAATAATGAATATCATAAAGAATTAATTAACAGTATAGTAAAATAAGTTATACAATGAAAAATGTATATTTTCAACCCTTAGATGAGTATAATAAGTTCACCATGGGACAATTTAAGGGATTATCAGTACATATTGCTGATGAACAATATTTAACATGGTTGTTGGGTAGATGGAAAGGATTATCTAGAGAATGTAAGATGGAAATTGTTCAAGCTATTCAGTTTAAACAAAGGAACAAAGAAAAGCGTTCTTAATATCTCTCCATATATTTATATGGGATGAACAAGCTATGTGCTATATGTAACACTGAATATCCATTAACATCAGAATACTTTGGTAAGTGTGATAGTTGTAAAAGTGGGTATTATAGATATTGCAAACCATGTGCAAATATACAATCAAAAAAATCAGCATTAAAATACCAAAAAAAGCATTTCAATCAAGATGGTTTTATAACAGAAAAGGACCATTTCAATGCTGCGTTAATACAGTTAGCAGAGGTTATGAATAAACCAAGCTTGTTGAAACATTTAAAGTAACTTTTGTTTTTGTTTTTGTTTTTTAATTAATTTTTTAGAGTTAAAGGGGGTGAACCACGTTTGGTCCACCCCCTCACTCTTAAACATAGGAACAAAATGAATCAGGATATAGCTTTGAGTTTAGGTAACTCTATTTTTTTCAACTGAGGTAGTTTTAATTGAATCACATTTCTTGTTTCCTCAGCTATTCTTTTATTATAATAAGCAGCAAACTGGTCTACATTTTTTATATTACAGGGTAGAGTTGCTTTAATTAGCTTTTTTACTAGTTTATGTTGATTGGTAACTAAATCGATTAAGTGTAACGATAGATAATCAGCTTTAGAATATGGTATTTGGTTTTTATATTCCTCATATATCTCTATATCCTTTTCAATAAACATATCTATTATTTGGTCTATTGATTTCCCACTAACACTGTTTAAGAGTTCTTTTTGCTTCATTTCTTATAGTTTTTATATATAAGGTGAATATTTAATCCAATGGCTACTAATAATGATACCATTGTTAATAATTGATTTATATTGGCTAAACTGAATGTTAGACCTACAGCTGATATTATATTAGCTAAATGATGTTCTTTCATAATTAAACGGATTCTACGGGTTAGCAACAACCATTTTCATTACCCCACCCATAATAAGGAGGTAAATAAGGATATGCTGAATTTGCTATTGGTAAACCTCTCCATTGTGATTGGCACCTTCCTGAACCTCTCATCACGAATGGGGATTTAGAGTATTTAGAACTTAAGTTAGCTGCTTTTTCATCAGCACCTACTGTTTCAGATATTTCAGGGTATAAATCTTTATTCTCAACAAGGTAAGTAGCTAATAATTCACTATACCAATCTGCTTTTGATTTAACTACCTTTCTTTTTCTATCATATAATGTTAAATCTGCTGCTTCACTATTCTCTCCACCAGTGGACCTTATTAAACCATTGTTTCTAGGTTTGATATAAATAGCATCAAGTGCATAATAGTAGGCCCAATATGTTAAAGCATCAGCAACATAATCGTTAAGCAAAGTTGTTTCATCTGCTGTTAATGTATTATTGATAATACCATCTATAAGTGCTTTATATAGTTTGGTACCTAATATTCTTTGTATTTCTATATCTTGAGATTCCCTAACCGCATTTTTGATTAGTTCATCATCAACATTATTATTTATATCTGTGAAACTTTTTAATTTAGTTTCACTTATAAAGAGAGTGTTGGTCATAATACCTCAGTTTCAGTTGTTTGTTCTGTGATGGTTTGAACTTCTAAATCCTTACTGTCTGCTTGTGTTGATTCATTTGATACAACAACATCAGTTTCTACTGAACCATCATCAAATAATTGAGTTGTTTCAACACCTAATGTTACATCACCATAATTAACCTCTAATAATTTTTCTAAACAACCTAATATATCAGCTTGTTTTGGGTTAATAACAGTATTCATAAACAACAAATAAGCATCCATCATCTCATCTCTACCACCTAATTGACCTTCAGTTTTAATACCTAAAATCATTGGTGAGGTGATTCTATGACCAGTTAGGATTTTCTGTTCCATAATTTTATGCATAATTTCATAATATGCATCGTTACCATTTGCTGGAATAGGTGTTATAATAGGTGCTTGGTCCTGCGAGGGAACATCCATATAAAGTAGAGAACCAGCATTGTGTGAACCAGCATATTGGGCCCTAAGTGCCCTTTCAATCCATTCTTTTTCTTCACTTGAAGCATCTGTAAATGTTGTTATAGCTAAAGATGGTGCTAAACCATTTCTAACATTGTTAACATGGAAATTATCAACCTCAGCATCTAATTCTATAACTCTTACAGCACCCATATAATCCGGTAAAGGATAGTATTCTAAACCAGGTCTATATGGTGCGTGATATAATAACTGCTTTGGACATTCAACCGTATTCTCCGGGTTATATGCAGGAATTTTATGAATATCTGCTATACCATAACTACTATTCCATAATGCACTAACATAATATGCATCAACCTCACCTCTATGGTTTTTATGTTGGGCCCTAACAAATGAGAAATCAACATGATAAACCTCTGCTATTTTAGTTCTATCTTGAGACCATATAACTTCTAAAGCGAAACCACCAAATAAATTATAATCTAAAGCTATTTTTCTATAGATATCATTCCAGGATTCTTTAGGGTTTGCATAATCTAAAATATAATCCTGGTCACAAATTAAACCATTACCTATAGTTGCTTCAGTTTTTGCTTTAATACAAGCACCATTGATAGAACAATGGTTAAATAACCAAATTAACTTTTGAGGGAATAAATCATCTTCACCATATCTAATATGGTATTCCATTCTCTCCTCATTTATAGCATAACGGTTGCTATAATTCCTTGAAAAATATTTTGCTGTATTACCCATTGTAAACGTAGTATGTTGCGGTCTCTCTTACAGATATATAAGGGGTGCCCCCATCTCCTGGAATCGATGCTGTATAATAAGATGCTGTTTCAAAACTTGATGTATAAACATATTCTGTTATATTGATACTGTGAGTATAGTAAGAAGCAGATTCAAAGCTTGATGTATAGATATTTGAAGGAACAAATTCATAAACCCATCCTCTATCAGTATCATATACATTACCTCCCTCATCCCAATTATAATCTGCATCCTCCCAATTATCTAAATCCTCTTCCCATACAACAGAAGCAACTAAACTAACAGTATAAAAACCTCCTTTAATAGCTTCATTAACTAATGATGCTGATGGTATAACAAATTTTATATAAGGACCATTATAAGAAACTATACTGGAGGTTATGCTATAAGATTCTAATGAATATTCAGCTACAAAATCAATAGACAATTGTTCACCTGCTACCAAATTTAATTTAGTAGGAGTATAAAAAACAACTGTATTATTATCTTGTAAACTGAAATATAACATTAAAACATATTAGCTAATATGAACAATATATCTTTAACTGTAACCCAACCATCATAATTAAAATCATATGATGCATTTTGCGTTCCTAATGCACTAACCGCATTTAGTAACATTGCTAAAGGTGGTTCATAAATCATACCTATAGATAAAAAAAAGCGGGCACTAAGGCCCGCTTTCTCATTTATATAGATTCGGTTATTTAGTAACCTACTAGAATACCATTTAAGCTACCAGATAACATCTGGAATGCTGTTTTAGTATTATCATAAGATGCACTTATCTCTTTTGCTGGTTCAGGTTCGAATGCAGTGAATGTTAATGAGTAACCATTCAAATCACCATATGCGGTACCTGTTTGACCAGTTCCAGCTGATAGAGTACAACCATTAAACTGACCTAAATAGAACCATCTAGCATCGTTATCACTGCTACCATTCTGTGTTTCTAAGATAATCTTAGCATCTGGTTGTTTACCTAGAGTACCAATTATATCTTGTAACGAATCCTGGTATTTGTGGAACTGGATTGTTAAATCCTGCTGATAGAAAATAGTTCCATTTTCAATACTAGAGTTGATAGTTTCTGTATAGTTAGCGGTTTGGTTAACTTGTTCAAAAGCAAAGAACTTACCTGAACCTGTTATTGCTGTGATTAAAGAGTTAGTATTAACTACCTTACTCACACTACCACTTAAAATATAGATTCTTCTAACACCTCCGGTATTATCTCTACATCCTAATTGGAATCCTGAAGTTATATTACAAGTAGCCATAATTTATTAGTTTTTAAAGGTTAAACTGTTAAATTAGGCTAAATCGTTAGATACCCAGAATGTAGGATTAGCAATTTGTGCACCGAATTTACCAGAAATTCTGTACTTAACTTGGTCAGCATTAATATCGTACCACAACTGGAAGTTAGTTGCATCAGAAGCAAGGTCGGTACCAACAACAATATCTTTTGCAGGACCACCAACAATTCTGTTTGAACCACTCAATCCTAAAGTACCAACAACAATAACACCAGGTGCAGTTGGGTGTTCAATGTACATCAAGCTTCTGTTAGCAGTTTGCTTAACATTGTATCCACCTAAAACAGTACCGGTAGAAGTGCTTAATGCGTTAACATACAACTTGAAGTTAGCAACACTCATGAAGATAGCTAAATCACCTTTGTTTGAAGCTATTTCAGGGATGTTTTGGTAAACAGCATTAACCTGTGCAATGATGTTGTTAGAAGTTGGAGTTGCAACTGCATCACCAACCCAAGCGTTTGGAGAAGCTGAACCACTGAAAGTAACACCAGTTGTAGAACCAGAAATAACTCTAAACAAACCAGTGTTTGCTTCACATAATGTAGCATTTGCTTTGTTCCATAAGTTCTTTTCAACTTGGCACTGGAATGAACTTAATGCACCTTCAACCAATGGTCTCAATACCTCTGCGTTTTGTGCATATGCACCTTCACCACCTAAAGCACCAAACTTTTCTTGAACATCCTGTAAGCAAATACCATCATACATAGTGGTTTTGCAAGCTAAAATTTCTCTAGCTAGGAATGAAGAAGTGGTAGCTGTATCAGCAGTACCAGCACAAGTTCCATACTGGAAATTACCATCAGCATAAACTGAGTTAACAGTTGCTTTGTGTCTAACACCAGTTTGTAGGGTAGCTAACTCAATAGTGTTACCCTCATTTACGATTCTTGCTAAGAATCCCAATCCTTCTCTATCGATAAAATCGGTAGTGATTGTTGATAAGTTATTACTCATTTTTTAAATTTTTATCTTGTTTTTAATTCGTTAGCGATTCTATTTAATCTCGCTTCTGCGTTTTTGGTTATTGCTGAACCTTTGAATATTTCAGCGTTTTTATTTGATTTAATAACAGTTGGTTCAACCGCAGGGGCAACAGCCATCTTGGTTGTAGTTGTTTCTAATGCAGCTAATTTAGCTTCTAATGGTTGCAATCTTTCTTCAACAACTGCTGCAATTTGCTTAATTAATTCTTCAACTAATGCAGGGGTAATTTCAGCCATTTTTTCTTCTTTATCTTTCATTTCCTCAACAACCTCTTCCTCTACAACCTCTTCAGCTTCAACTTCTACCTCAACATCAGTAGCTTCTTTAACTTCAGCAATAACACCTTCTTCTACCTTAACTACTTTTTTGTCCTCTAACACATATTCACCAGTTGGTGCTTTAACTTTATTTCCTTCAGCATCAACTATGAAAATTTCTTTTCCAGCAGATAATTCATCAAATTCTAAAGTTAATTGTCCATCTAATGTTTTAGCGGTAGCAAACTCAATAGCAGTTTCAGTAGCAACAGTTGGTTCAACTAGACCAAAATGTTGTTTTACTAATTCTTTTAAGTTTAACATGAGATTAAAATATTTTAATATTACAGAAACATATATATACTTGAGGCCACTAATCATATTATTCGCAACCACAATCTTCAAATTTGTTTAAGGTTTCTTGTTTACCAAAGTAACCTTCTAACGATAATCCTTTTACAGCACCTGTTTTAATTAGATTCCATAAATTAGTATCTTCAACTTTCAACATAACAAACCAAGTACCATCAGGTAAATTAAAACCATATTTGGAACTTTTATCATTATCATCTTGTTTAACCCAGCTTTCAACAACACTAATACCTTTTAATTTAGTACCTGTATCATGCTGGATGTTGAAGTTATCTGTTGCTTTCTTTTTTAGAAAGTTATGGGCCATTTTTTCAATAGTATCAGGTGTAAAATAAACATAAAATTCTTCACCTGTAACAGATTTTCTTAGGATAGCTTTGTTCGGTATCATTACCGGTGAAACTATCATTTGCTTTTCGGATTCTGCTGTAAAATCCGTTTGAATTTCCATTTTAACTTCACACCCACCATCTGCATCACAAAATATCTCCTTATTGGTATTCTGCGAGATTTTATCAAGTAGTTCAATAACATTATCTTTTTCTGATTCTGGTAACTGTTCTAAAGCATTAAATAAATAAGAGAAAGCTAAATAATCACTGTTGAAGCAAATGTAGAATTTATTTAGGTATTCTAATCTCTCTCCTATTTTCTTACCTTCTAAGAAATCATGAGTGTACTTAAATTTAGGAATTAAGTATTCTGTATAAGCAGTACCAGCTAAAAATACAAACTCATCAGTATTGATACTGAATTGATTTTCTAATTCAGAATAAACCTTTTCAGCCCACATTTTTCTTTCATCACTGGGCATATCCTTTAATGTAACATCATAAGGTTCTATAACTTTATTTAAAGGTACTAAACCATATTTAGCTGATAAAATAAATATTTGGTCATCTGATACTTGTTTTCTTGCATATTCAAGGGATTTCTTAAATAAAGGAGAACAGTACAATTCACTTGCTGCTGCTTTGCTTTCTAATTTATCTGAACTACAAGATATTAGATAGATGGTTTTTTTCTTTTTAGAGAACTCAAATGAATCAACTAATTCATTTTCTGCTTTTAATTCTCTTTCTCTTTCAATTTGTGCTAATTTTCTTTCAGACCAACCTAATGCTGGTTCACCACCCCATAATAAATAAGAAATTGTACCACAAGCTTCAGTATCATCAGGGTTATAATATTCTTTAGCACGGGACAAATAAGCAAACATTCGCTTAATTGTTTCCTCACTAACAGGTTTACCCTGGGCTAACTGTTGTGCCCTAACTTTACCAACTTGTGTAGCACATTTATTGTTTACTGCTTCGTTTAATCTAATACCTCTTTCAGCAGCTGCGGATACAGCTTTAGGATAATCAGAATAAGTAGCAAATTCATATTTATTAAAAGTAAAGAAATCTACTTCTATTGCAGGACTATCAACTATAGAGATAGCATAAACACCATCTTCTATTTTATCCTCTTCGAAATCTAATTTTATTATTAATGGGGTACTCATAATCTTCTTCTTTCTTGAATTTTTTGTTGTGCTTCTAAACCACTAGATACATCACCAGCTAATACATATGCTTGGATAGGTTGAGATGGTTGTGATTGAGGAGGTTGGTTTTGGTTTTGACCAGGTAAACTTAATGTAGCAAAAGCACCTGTACCTATACCCGAATCACCACCACCACCTCCTTCACCTCCACCTCCACCACCTCCACCTTTAAGACCAGTTATGGAGGATGCTAATATAGCAGCTATTGCAGCTGCCCCTTTAATTTTAGCTATTCTAGATTTAGCTACACCTGTTGCTTTAGTAGTTAATTGTAAAGCTTGTAAAGCAGGTACTCTAGCAAATGCTGAAGGGTCACCTGCTAATCCTGCAGCTATAGTTTCATTTTTTCTAGCTGCTATACTTGCAACAGCAGCATCTGTTTCTGCATTTATACCAGCTACTGTAGCTGTAGTACTAACAGCAACCTGGGCAGCTTCAGATAATTTAGAAGCTAAGAATATAGCTTTTTGTACTTTTTCATTATCACCAGCTAAAGAACTAGCTATATCAAATGTACTTCTTATAGCAGATATTTTAGCATCTTGTAAAGCTGCTTCTTCTGCTGCTAATGCTTTTTGTGATTCTAATAACTCAGCATCTAATGCTTTTTGTGCTTCTAAAGTAGCAGCATTAATTTCAGCTTGTTTAGTTGTTTGTTCAACTGCTTTAGCTTCTTCATCATCAGCATATCTTTGTCTAATTTCAGCTAAATCAGCTAATAATAATTCTTCAGCTTGTTTTATTAACTCAGCATTACCATTAGCCCTAGCTACCCTATCATCAAATAACTGTTGTGCTTGTAGTTCTTCTAATTCTTGACCTTTAAACCTAGCTAAATATAATTCATCCTCTAATTCATTTTGAATTTTAACTAAATCTGCTGCTTTTTCTTTTTCAGCTGCTTTTTCAGCATCTCTAAGTACCTTATCAGCTTTAGCATTTTCAGATTTAGTTTCAGCTACTTCATTTCTTTTATCTATCTCCTCATTTGCTATATCAATGTAAGCTTGCTGTTGTTCAATAGCTATTCTAGCATTTTCAAGCTGTAACTCAATATCTTGTTTTGTTTGGTCTGTTCTTTTAGCTAATGCTTCACTTTCCTTTTCATATTGTTCATTGCTTAATTGACCAGCATCAAATCTAGCTTGTAAAGCATTAGCTTCCTTTTGAAATTGTAAATCTAACTGTTGTAGTAAAGGAATTTGTTTTTCAACATTAGCAGTTTGTTGAGTGATAGCTTTATTAGATGCTGCAATTTCAGCATTTAATTCTTTTACAGATTTAGTGCTAACACGTGCTTGATATTCTCTTAAGTTTTGTTCATTTTTTAATTCAACTTTTAACAGCTGAATATTTCTAATTGTATCAAAATTAGCTTTACCTATTTCCTCCCTTAATTGCCTTTGTGCTTCTTTAGCTTTTTCAGCATTTTTCTTATATAAGAATAAAGCAGTACCTGCAGCTAAAATAGCAGTAGCTAATAAAACATAGGGGTTAGCATTAGCTACAGCATTAAAAGCAGCTTGTGCAGCTTCAGCTAATGTAGTAGCACCAGTAAATTTGATGATACCTTCGGTCATTCGCTTAGCACCATCAGCTAACGCAATAGCACCTACAGCACCTTGTTCTAAATTCTTAACCCATTCATTTTCAACACCAAACAGTGCTAATGAACCGAAAACAACTTCTACAGAACCTCCTAAGGTATCAATAGCACCTTGAAACTTATCTAAGGATTGTTGGGCACCTTCTGTATTTACCCTGATATCTATTTCTGCTTGGGCCGACATTTTATTTATTTATTACAGATAGATTATTATGTTCACTAAGATTAATTTATTATCCACCACTGACCATCCATGGCCATTATAGTAACTGTTTCATAAGCAGCATCAATATTGTAAGTAGTGTTTGCATCAATTCTTTGAACACCATCAATAGTTAATTGAATAATTTTAGTAGCTGATATATTACCATTAGCTTTAAAAACTACTACTCTACCATCAACATCAACAGCATCAGGTAAAGTTAATGTATGAGTACCTGCTGTGCTAAACCAATCTAACATTATAGTATTAGCTGAAGAATCTAAGGTTGAACTACCACCTGCTGAACCTACTACTTTATCAAAACCATGATATTGGGCACCATAATGATATTGGTGACCTGTTATCACACTAATGGTTTCCATAATAGGTCCATTACCATAATTGTTTTTATCAGGAGAACCTAAAATAGTAGAATAATCAGTTGATGATAAGTTGAAATCTTGATAATCGAAATTCCTTAAAATACCAGGCCAACCTAATATAATTTTATTATCACCAATATTATAATCACCATAGTTAACACCCATGATAATATTATTACCACCTGCTTCTCTAAAATCAGCATTGGTGTTATTAGCATAGATACTATCAATGTGGCTGCCTGTAAAGGTACAAGCCTCAATATTCAATAAGGTTAATCTATCATAAGCTGTTGTTGTACTACCTGATAGTGTAGTATTTTTAACACCTATATAATTTGAATCAGTATTACCTGTACTACCACCTGTTGGTCTAAATGAAGCACTAAATGTATTTAAAATAACAGTTCTAGTATTAGTTGTTCTACTATCTAATGCTTGGTTTTGTGCTATAACAGAATAATCAGACCTTGAAATATATGAATTCCAGTTATTTAATAATGTTGAATAAGAAGCAGTAGCATAGAAATTAGGATATGCATAACCTGGAGAATCTGGGTTACCACCAGGTACTACAAAACTAGGATTACCATTAGTTAATATATTGCTAAAATCTGTTTTACCAACACTAACAGCATCATTAGCAGCAAATAAAGTACCATCAGCATTATTATTTACTGTTAATCTTTTGTTACCAATTAAAGCACTATCAGAAATATCTTTTTTAGTTCCTGCATAACTGTTAGCTATAAGAGTACTAGCATTAGATTGTGAACCTGAAAAATCACAATCTGTATTATTGATATAACTGTTGTTAGCATAAAGAGAATATTTAATATCAGTACTCTCATTACCTAAACTGGTTATGCTATAAGATGTACTACCTATAGATGTATGTGTAGTACCATAATCATTATGTTGGGCTAAGTTCCAATAACCACCACTTACAATTACACCTTGGTTACCTATAATAGTTATTCTACCAAAATCAGGATAAATACCAGCAGCAGCATAACCAGAAAAGTTAACACCTGTGTTACCAATCATAGTGATATTATCCATCTCACTTGATGGAGTAGCATTAACATTATCATTACCAATGAATAAACAGTTCTTAGTATCATAACCTGTTCTACCTATTGATACACCAGTGCTACCTCTTAATGTATTAGCTAAGATAACAGTATCATTCATTGTACCAGCTAACTGGATATTACTATTCAAAGCAATTAAACCAGATTTGGTAACACCATCACTATTTAAATCACTACTACCTGATGTGT